TGCGTCAGTTGGCGCTCGCCCTTCTTCTCTGGCTTGTTTAATAACCTGAGCAATTCGTTCATTTGCCGCCTGTGTTGGGTCAACAATATTGCCGACAACATTTTTGCCGCGCACGGCCATTTCACCAACACCGCCGCCAGTAATGCCTCCCAACATACTCAATGCCGTGCGAGTTGTTGGGTCAGTCAAGCCAGCGTAGTCAGCGGCAGTATCCGCCGCCTCAACCCCAAGAACAGAAGTAGCGCCGCGCAACAATTTTGTCGCAAGTTTCCCTTTACCAAACATGCCCGGCCCAGCAACATCTATAGCCGTTTGCGTAAATTGTCCGGGGCCAGTTTTTGACTGATACGCGGGTCCAACAGGCAGCACTTGACGAGCATACGGGTCAACTTCCGTGGCAATTTGTGAAGTTGAATAGGGGCGCGTCGCTAAATTTGTTTCATGCGCTTTACTCAAAGCACCTCGGGCAACTTCCAAACGACGCTTGCCTTCAGGAGTGTCTGTGTCGCCAACGGCAGAATTGTAAAGATTTATTGCGCCATCAACAGTTGTTGCCAAGCCTTTTTCCAATGCGTCAGACACAAAATTCATAATGTCAGCGGGCGCATTAACAAATCCAATTGGCATGCGTTCAGCCGCAGACAATGCGCTTTTGGGGACATCGTAAGTTGGGCGCAAATCTGGCCGCGCAGACAACAACCCCAAATCAGCGTCAGATAAAACAGACTTATTTGGGGGTTGTGTGGGCTGTTGAGGCGCGGCAGCATTTTGGTTTGTTTGGGTTGGCGTCCCAACAATACCCAAATCAGCGTCCGATAAAATTTTCTGTTGTTGATTAGCCATTAGAACTCTGGAGCCTCCAAAGACGTCGGATCCCAACCTTTACCTGTCCAACGAGCAATCAACCCATTTGGATATTGAGCGCGTTGCTCGTCGCCAAGTTTTTCGGGCGGAATTACATACTTATATCCCGCCTTTCGTTCTTTTTCATTCGTAGCAAAGTCGCCGCGAACTGGAGTATTGGCGCGCCCCTGATCAATAAAATTATCTAAATTATTTTGGGGGTCTTTGCGCCACGCCGCCTTCCACGCATTATATTGTGCGAGGTTTGCATACTTACCGTCACCGGCTCGCCAAGTATTGTAATCGTCGAAGAATTTGTCTTCAGCATCCATCAATCCCTTCGCAACGCCAATAATGTTGCGGTTGGTTTTTGGTTGCAGGTCGGGGTTCATATTCGCTTGTTTTTGGCCTTCAATTTCAGTCACCAAAATACGGCCACCAAGGTCTTTAACCTTGTCAAACATTGCTTGCGTTGCGTCCTTCGTAAATGTTTCATACGAGGCCGCATCATTTAATGCATAGTTTTTAATGTCTAAGCCTAATGACGCCGCAATCGCTGGCGCTGCCGCTTTAATGTCACTCAAGCGACCCGATTGCCAAAGGGAAAGAAGTTTTGATGCGTCGTTGATGCGGGCGCGCGCGGCTGGGCGTGAATCTGAACGATCACCCAACCCTTTATCAACATCACCCATTTGCGTGATGCCCAATTCCATAGCCTTTTGTTGCGCCTCTAAATCGCGCGCTTGTTTTTGGATTGTTGGCGACAATTTAGAATACTTATCGTAATCTTCTTGAGCGGCCTTCGCCACCGCGTCAGAATTTGCAAATTCTGGGTGCGACCGCGCAATATCTCGACGGCGCAAAGCATCTTGCGCCAACTTGTCATAATCAATTGGTTGCATTCCTCCCTGATCGGTCGCTGAGGATCCAGTCGCTGCTTGCGCCAATTGGATAGGCTTTTCTACGTCGGCCCCTTGGTCTGGAGCGGGCGCAGTTGCCACAATGCTCGCGTTTGATTGGTCGTCACTTTGATTGGCGTTTGTCGCCGAACCGCCCAACGCCTTTCCTGCAACGGAAGGTGCAGGAGAAATTAATTGGGATGGGTCGGATAAAATATTTACTAATTCTGGGGGTAACGCCCCTGATGCGGCCAGCATTCCACTCATTTGCTTGCGATATTCATCGTAAGACATATGCTTCCCGTATGGGCCATTGACGTGGCCATCAGGATACATTGGGTCACCAGTGCCTAAACTGTAACTTTGTTTAATTTTATCCAAGGTTCTAAGTGCAACATCTTTTGCCGTCGATTGAGCATTCAGCGTCGAGGCGGCGGCTTGTGTCCGTCCAATTTCACGCTCTTCTTCTGTTAAACCCAATTCGCGCTGCTTGTTTTCATAAGCGCGTTGGTTGGCGAGAGCATTATAGTAGGTGCCAAGGCCCGCAGTTGCGCCCTCACCAACGCCCACGCCAAAGAATGGGGAGCGGCTAGACAGCATACCCAAGCCAGCAGCAAGCAGCCCCATGCGGGCATTGTCAGACAAATTCATGCCAGTGGCTTTTTCGAACAAAGTTTTCCCATCGGACGGCAAAACGCCCCCAGATTGGCCATCATCTCCAGCGTATGCTTTACGGCCAACCAAACCACCTGACGCAAAACGACCGTACATACCGCCCATTGCCGTTTGATCAGGATAATTTGTTGGCGCAATAATAGATGCAGCATCCACTGTGCCGAGGCCAAGATTATTGCGAATAGAGGCAATATTTGCCTTCATATTCGCTCTTTGTTCTGGCGTTGCATTCGCCAATTGTTTTGCGACATCTGTAATTCCGGTGTCGTCGTACGGTTTTGGCGCTTGGGGAATATTAGTTTTTCCGCCCGGCCTATTAGCAAGAATAGCATTTGAAACACGCATGACATCGGCCAACGTCAATGGCTTTGTTGACCCGCCAGTTGGTTGGTCTGAATATGGCATCCCGCCAAGTTCAAAATGCGCGCGCCCCAATCCCTCTTGCACTGCTCCACCCATCCAATCAGCGACGCCGCCGCGGGCAAAATGGCCCTTGTCGGCAGCATCATGTGTCGCTGACTCGTAGTCAACCATACGCATGCCTTGATCGTCACGGTGAACCGCATTTGGGTTATGCTTTTCAACTTCCTGCGCGCTTAAGCCAAGCATTGTGTGGCCGTCGCCCTTGTAGTTGAATTTGTAAATATTTTGTCCGTCGAAGGTTTTTCCGACAGGCTCCATATTTTCTTTAAGGCGTTCGTCTGACCCCCACGGAATAGATGCCAACGTAGTAAGGCCACCCAAAACTTGCGACCCAATATTTGGACCGGGCGCACTTGTAAGTGCCGTGCCGCCTGATTGCCCCCCAATACCCAACAACATATTGCCCAAAAATTGGGTTGTTTGGAACGGATAAGCCTGAGCCGCTTGGAACTGCTGCTGATTTGCAACGTCTTGCGCTTGCTGGACTGCTTGCTGTTGCGCGCCAGCAGACAATTGCGCTTGAGCGCCCTGCATTGCTGCCGACTGAGCCTGAGTGCCGAATGTCCCAAGAGTTGAACCGGCTTGCAAAGCGCGGGCCTGATCGGCGTTAAATTGCCCCAATGCTTGGCCGTAGCCGCCTTGGAGAACGTTGGCCAATGTCTGGCCATTCGCTAAATTCTGCTGGCGGACCAACTCGGCTTGAGCGATTTTCCCGCGGTCTCCGCCAAACGCGCCTTGCTGAATTTGATTGCCCAACACTTGTTGCTGTTGTTGGGCATTGGTTTCGTTCAAGTTGGCCATTGTCTGCGCCACGACATCATTGATGTATGGCGACATATATTGATTAAGGGATTGCTGGTTAAATGGATTCGCTGCCTGTTGAACGTATCCCGTTCCAGCCTGAAAATATGGTTGCGCTAGTCCAGCCGATGCATTGACATTAGATATCCCCGCCTCTTGCGTGGGGGTCAGGCCAGCAACCATTTCGCCCGTGTATTGTTGAAAAGGCGTAGCCGACACTTGCTTCGCTTGGTTAGCCAAATAGTCATAATTGGCTTGAACGCCCGCGGGAGGGGAGTAAGTGGAAGTTGTAGTGGACGTACCTTTAGAACCGCACACGGGCCTTCTCCTAAACTTTAAGACGCAAGGTCAGCCCCTTCAGGCTGTCCCGTCCTTGCCCCATAAATGAAGAAAGCACCCGCCGGGTCACCAAAGTGCTTTTCATAGAGTTCAACTTTAGCATTTGTCCTCTGATTTGACAAAACGCCAATCATTAACGGCAAGCCAAGGCCATCAGCGGCCTTTTTTGCAAATTCTATCATCTTTTGGACGCGAGAAACAGTAGCATTCCTGTATTCGGGGCGAACAAAGACAGACATTTCTTCCAAAAATGGCGTGTCCGAATACCAATTATTAGCCACCCGAAGCAAAATCATTGCCTCAAGATTGTCTTTATTTCCCACCACGCCAATAATGCCAAAATGCTTATGTAGCATAGGGCGGATAGTATCGCGGACTTTTTGCTCATTTAACTCAAACATTCCAATTTCTTGGTGAATCATCCGCGCCAAAGTCATGATGCCTTCCTCGTCATCGGGCTGAGCAACTCTGGCTACAGCGTCGGTCATGACGCGCTCTGGACGCGGGAGCCGCGCGCGGGCGCTTTTAGACAGGCGAACTCGTTGTTTTTTCAATGAAAAATTCATTCTAATCCCTCTTGGGCGGCGGCAATTTTTGCAGTGTCTTGATGTGCTTTTGGCGGAGTTTCTTTACATACTCATCCAAAATCCGGTGACCCTTTTCCAAATTCCCGTCACCAATTCCATAAACAGACTGAGGGGGTATAACGTACTCTCCACCAGCAGCAACAATAGGGACAGGACTGCCAGCATTTGTAAATGTGTGGTCATAGTATTTCTCCACCCACTCGGTAATGTTTTTGAACCCGTTAAGGGTATTGCCCTCGCCAAGAAATGCCACTTCTTCCGCGGGTATGACGTAGGATCCAGCGGGGACATGCATGGGCAAATGGTCCGTGCGGCCAGCGACCGGGCTGTGAATCGGGCCAACGTGGACAACGTTCCCTGTTTGTTCGCCGCCCTGCTTTTTGCCAGAGCGGGCAATATTCAACGCCGCGGCGACGGCCTGATCGTGCGGATTGCCAGAGTGAACCATTTCGCTAATGTTCTTGCTAATTGTCGCTTGGGATTTACCGTGTGCTAATGGCATTATGTATACCCCACCGCGATGACTGAACTGGTCCCCGGAACAAATGTTAAACCAGTTGAAAATGGCATCATGACTTTATAGACGCCAACTGTATTTGGCACCGCGTAAATGCGATTCCCTGACGTGGCCGACGTGCTGTTCGTGTCGTATAAGTAACCCTGCGTACTACCGGCAACAATAACGCTAACGGTAGCAAGCCAACCCGATGACGATTTAATTACCGTCGATGCGGATAGTTCTTTAGTATTAATCGACCCCGCCTGTGTGTTAATTGCATTTGTGTAGGCGTTAATAGCAATAACACCGTTTTTTTGGGTTGTCAGAAGATCGCCAAGTGATGCATCCATTAGAACCTCCCATCCGGTTGGTAACGGTATCGAATAGCGCCCAACCGCCAAAATGTTCCCACGTCATTAGATGACACGGCAACAGACATAAGGCGGCCACGAATACGGACGGACAAATATTCCGTCGCTTGTGTCATGTTGTAGGGGCCGTATTGAATTGGAGTGTCGCCCGGATAGTTTGTTACATAAAATGTAATTTGAACGGTGGCGTTGGGGTTACCGCTGTAAGTTCCCCACTTCATGTCTGGCCAAATTTGATCAATAAAGATCATATTATCGGCCTCATTCAGTTGAAAATAACCCGTCTGAAACGATGACAGCATTGCTGTCGTTTGCGTTCCGTTGGCGGCATCGTTGCCTACCTCGTGCTGATAAAGGTAATTATCAGACCCAGCACCAATGGGAGAGCCAAGAACAGACTGGTCAATCCAAGCAGTCCGGCCAAGAGAACCAAAGTCCCACTGCCCAAGGCCGACATTATATTTAACATAACTATTGTTTTCCGTTGACGACGCTGACGGGTAGTACCAAGTGATTTCATTGAATTGCGAGTTAACGGCGCAACACACCTTGGACAAATACGATTTGTTAATATTTTGAAATATAACGTCAAAAATCGGGCATGGGATAGCCTGAACGCCTTGCCCAGCCATCATAAAAAATTGCTTCTGCGACATCCAATAGATTGCGCCGTTAAGTTGGCCCATGCCGTGGCGAGAAATCGCGCCGCAATTTGATCCAATTTTGTTAAATCCATACACCAATGGCGCGCCAACATACTGCATCGCCCAAAGGTCAAGGTCAGTCCAAAGTAAACCCTGCTGAGAACTTTGTGTGCCAGCAACAATTTTTGAACCGGTCGGAATACGATATGACCCGGCCTGATTGTCCGCCGTAGCATTCCAAACAGTAAAATCGCCAATGTCGCACCAACGCACTAACAATGGGTCAGGAGAAAGGGTGAATGATGACCCGTAGGCAATAATTTGGCGCTGCGGCATTGCAACGAAAATACCGCTATTTACTAACGGACCACTGCCCCCAACAATTTGAGCATTTTGTAATTGACCGTTTGGCTGCCAATAATAAATTGCGCCGCCCGCCGGACACGCCACAAGGTCCTGCCCAAAGTTGTCTAGCGTCCAGTCAGTTGCAGTTACTGGCGTGCCGGGAGTTGATGGCTGGGTCGTTCCAACGCCAAATCCGCCAACACCATACCCACCAACACCATACCCCGTGCCGGTCGGCTGTGGGCCAAGGGCAATATAAAATTCCGATTGAATATTCCCACTATTGATCAAAGTGGGTCCGGCGGTGGATGTCGCCGTATTTGATGCGGCAAACGTAAATGCGCTGGATGAAGTAACACTTAAAACAGTATAAAGACCAAATAAAGTAATGCCGCCAACGGTAGTCGACACGCCAATATAAAACTCGTCGCCAACATTATAACCGTGATTTGCAAGCGAAACCGACACCACAGACGAGCCGCTGGTCGTAGAAAATGCGTAAGACGCGCCGCCACTTGTAACTGTAGATGTTGCATTTGATGCTGCTTGAATTGTGTAAGTATTGCTGGCTGCTGTGTAAATTACATATGGACCAGTCAACAGCAAACCGCCAACAGAAACAGGCGTTACAAAATTAACAACATCCAATACTGATGGCGTGATATTTGTGTCTACTATGGTTACAATATTTGAGCCAGACGTGGTAGAAAAATTAGGCGAAGTATTAGTAATAGTAATTTGCGGCGTAATATCAACTAAATTGCCACTGGTTAAAACGGCAAGTTCACTTTCCGCTCCAATGCCCAAATGGTTAGTGGCATTAAGGTCCGCCCAACCCTTCAATGCGCGAATTTTTGAGGATAGCGCCGATCCGTAGTAAGCGATCCAACCGCCCAATTTTTGAGCCAAACCAGCGCCGCTTCTCTCCGGCAAAAAACGTATCAAATTTGATACAGAGTAATTGGCTTGGTTAAGGGCAAGCGTGGCATTGGTGTCAACGCCCGGATTGAGTCTGATAGTATTGTGCGGCATCGTTTACCTCGTGGGTGACGCTGCCGGGGCAGGTGAATATGATGTCCACGCCGCCGCCTCAAACTTCTTGCGGTTCTCTTCAACCAACGCACTGGCCTTCAGCGCTTGATATTGCGCCTCGTAAGTTTGGGCCATTTGCGGGTCATCGTTGATTCGACCAAAGTTCCGCTGATACGCAGAAATGTAAATCATACTCGCCATAATAAACATATCTGGCAAGTAGGTTGAGATGAATGTCGTTGTGTTTGTTGCAGACAGAGGCGCTGACCGAACCGTGCCGGTCAAACGCGTATTTACATAATTAGCACTGGGGGCAGGGCCAACTATTAGATACTGTGAAGTGTTACCCGTAGTAGCACTATCGCCACCATAAACAGCAAAATACTGAGGTAAGCCTGTAGTAGAACCCGATCCGTAAACATTTTGAATAAATTCTTTTGTGACTGGCAAAAGTGGGGTCGAATTCCCTGAATTATCAATAACTTCTAAAGTTTGAAGAACAATAAATTGAGACGTGGGCAGCGTTAATTGGTTATTCCCGGCAGTAAAACTGTAAGAGGTCGTGCTAATTTGCGTACTTAAAAAATCCAAATCACGCTGCATGCGCAATTCAGCGTAATCAATCATAGACGGAATAATAATCGTGAAATTAGGGTCCGTGACGGGGACGACCGCCATAGTCGCAATTTGTTGGACATATGACGAATAAGTCAAAGACATGGATCACCCAACCATTTTGAAGGCGTCCGCCTCAACTTCGGCAACCCGACGCGACCAACCTTTGCCAAAAGTAGCATAAGTTGGAAGGCTTTGCAAAAACGCTAATCTTGCTTCGCAGACTGACGTAGCAACATCGCGAGGGTTTGCCGTTTCAAGAGCAGTGAGCGTGGCGGGGCCGATTTGTCCGTCTGCTGCCACGCCGAGTACCGACTGAAGAGTTTTGGCGGCCCTCGACGGCCCCGAATTGATGGCAAAATCAAAGATTGCATAATCAACCCCCACAGGAAGATCATCGCCCTTAACTGTATCCCAATATTTTGCCTTGTACAGGGGCATTACGTCATTTGGCATGAGTGCTTTAATATCGTCCTTAGTCACGGCGTGGCCAACCCAAGCCTCCCAAGTCGCTTTAGTACAGCCAAGATTTGTGGCGCCGCCGGGGTCAGCCGGGTTATTAACGTAGCCGCCCTCGTTCCGAAGAACTAAGGCAAAGCACTGCTCAAAATTACTTTCCATTGCTTAATGCCGCCGTCAACGCTTCCGTCTTTTGTTTAGACCCAGCACTGCTGCCAAAGTAAAATGCCATAACGCCAGTCCACGCCGTGCCTAACGATCCCACAAGGAGAAGAATGGCCTCTTTCCCTGATTCGGGGAGTCCAAACTTAAGGATAAAGATAATAATGCCGAAAAAGCCAGCGGTGACGAGGATGGCAAGGACTTCGGGAAGCCAACTCCGCGTAGACATTTCCATTTTACGGGCTGAGTCGCGGTCCTGCTCAGAAATTTCTTCAAGATCAATATCTAACGACTTCATTTGAACTTTGAAGTCAGCGTCAATCTTTTTTAATTGCGCCAACTGGTCGCCCGTTGGATTGGCCAACGCGGTCATAATATCGTCTTCAGTTCCATTCTCGTGGCCGAATAATGCATTTGACACAGCCTTGACCGCCATCCCGGCCACTGGCCCGCCAAGGGCTGTAGCGATTGTCGGCGCAACAGACCCAATTAATGGCCCAAAAGTTTTAAGAATATCCATTTTTTGCTTCCCTTAATGGGTCAATGATAACCAAATACCTAAACCGCCCATAGCAACCAATAGGCCGCCCACAATGCTTGACACCATAATGATGTCTCGGCGGGTTTCCATTGCTTGCTCGTATTCTTCCTTGGCGTGTCTCGCCGCCTCTTTGCGTAATT